CCAACAAGCACGAACTGATCTTGTGCAAACATAGAAAAGAATGACTGGATATTGTCAAACCAGTCCTTTGCTGTTTGCATTTCAGTCTGAGAATCACGAGCCTTATCACCAATTAAGTCGTCTAACATAAGACGATTATAGTGACGACCCTGACCTTTTGCACCAACACCCATCGTATCAATAGTTGGCTCAGACCAATTTCTTGAACGAGGGAGTTCTAATTCGTGCTTATTTATTCTGTTCTTCTTGGGATTCGGGACACACTCTGGGAAGAGGCCCATGAGTGTAGGATTCGATGTAAAATGTCCCGTTATCTCGTAAAGGAAGCGACTAGCAGATTCGTGCGTTTCATGAGAAATACAAAGTCTACAGTTTGTGCCAAGATTTCTAGGCCAAGTTTGATCACCGACATCATCGGGCAGAACAGTTTGTATTGAGTCGGCTTTAGTAATTACTGTTGATTTGAAATGACCTCTAGGTAAAAGTATTTCTCTAAACTGAGAGGTATGGTGCTTTTGGTACCACCAACAAAGATGTCCGTGTAATCCAGTGGAAAGACGGTCATAGCCAAGTATTGCTGCCGAAAGGAAGAATAAATCTGTTTTAGCTCTCCTTCGCAATTGCAACCACTCTTGCTTTGACAGTCTTGCATATTTCTCTTCCGCTTTTACTAAGTTTGTCTTAATTAAATCTGGATCACTTATCTTCTCAAAGTCTTCATCTGATGGGCCGGGATCATAGCTGACTGGATAATCAACTCCCCGAATCTGCATTTCCATAAAGTCTAGCTACCTCATCGGCTTTATCAGTTCCATCTCTTAGAATTTTAGCAGCTTCTGCGGTCATAACCATAGTGCTGCTATTTACATTTACTTGAGTATTATTAGTTGGTGCTGTAGTTGGAGCTGGCTTACTAGTAATTCTCATGAAAGAAAGAGCACGATCAATTACATTGAATGGAGAATTCTCATACTTCTCTTCATCATCAAGAAGCTTCTCCACCATACCAACTGCTTTCTGACTTACTCTTTCAATCTTATCAGTCAAAGTTTCAGTAAAGTTACCTCTAATTGCTTCTACTGCTTTCTTCTGACACTCAATACCCTCTGGCGTATTTAAGATGTTTGAGATATGCTGAGTAGTATAACGAGTACCAGAAATTTCAAAGAATTTATCTGCAACAGCTTGACGACTCAAGCCGGCTGATGATAATGCAACTATCATCTCATATTCTGGACGCCAACGCTTTGGACGCCAAGTTTCCGGCGGTCGTGTTAGTTTTGACGGCATGATTACTTAAACTTTTGAGACCGATTATGTCTACCGTTTGAAAGCCGCTTCATATTTTGTCTAATTGCTCTACCCATATAACCAAGTAACTTAGTTCTAGTAGTTGGTCGTTTGGGCGGAGGCCGATACTTATTACTTTTTGGAGGCATTCTTCTTCTTTCCTGCTTTAGATAAAGCTATTGCAACTGCTTGTTTCTGAGGTTTTCCGTGAGCTATTTCAGTTTTAATGTTAGCACTGACTGTCTTCTGACTCTTGCCGCTTTTGAGTGGCATTTTGATCCTCAATAGTAGCTTGAGTTGGTGCCTTCTTAGTTAGACAAAGCTCATTAGTATTAAAAGTATGAGCATCAAATCTAGTCGGGCTCGGACGAACATTACTAGTAGCACGAATAGTTACATTACAATAATCTTCACCACCATAAAGCTGAGTGATGGTACCTTCGAGAATTACCGTATCTCCAACCTTAAGTTCAGTTCCGTTACGGTCATGCATTTTAGTATACTCCAAGAAAGAAGAGGAAAAGGTAACTTAATTGTTTCCCGTAGCCCTTGTCACCCAACAACTAAGCTACCTTTCCTCAAAAATAGGGTAATAGCTATACCGTTCCAGGAAAGTTGTTCGAGCCTTGCGAGCGTGCGACAAACGATTCCAGTATAACTATTACCCTTTTAACTCATGCTTCAATGATTTATTACGTTTGATGTTAGTCTTTCTCTTCTTAATAATTATCTTCTTAGTATTACGTCGCATTCGAGGTCTGATTATATCTACAACAGAACCATTACAATGCTTACAAAATTCTAAACCTTCTAAGGCAACACGTGAGCGGCATTTGATACAGTATTTATTATTCTCTTTCCTCTGAGCAGACCTGAGGTATTCGTTATACTCCTCTAGGGCTTCTTCTAGTGCTTTCTTATAAGCACCATTGCCAATATTACTATTGGATTCTGTCGGTTGGGATGAGGATTGCCGCTTCTCCATTTCTCAACTCCAAACCATTATTCAGAGGGACTAAGATTCCTCTAGCATTCACGAATGTGTAGCCAGAAAATAAAGAGTCTGGGATGGAGACTTTTGTAGTATCAGTAAAGACACTATCTTTGTAAGAATTGATAGCACGATACAAGATACGAGCATTGGTGAAATCTCTCTTCCAGACTTTAGCCGTTTGTCCAATTGGATCAGTGGTTTGATATGCAACTTTACGAGACTCAATTGGATGACCAACATTCAAATGATAAATCTTCAAATCTGTAGAATCAGGCCGCACAGTATTTCTATTATTCTCAGCTTGTAGACCAATCTTTTGAGGATCAGTTCCTACAACCATGTAATAAGATGCTAACTGACTAACCTTAGTTCTATAAACTGGAAGAAGATAGTTGCCGCCAGGGAACTTAGTAGCCCACTTAGGATTCAACATATCTTGCCAAGTTTCTGCTCCAACAAAATCTATATAGACTCCTTTAGCTAGGAGTTCATCAATCAAATTCCAAACAGAAGGTTGTGCTTGAGTAGCAAGATTCATTAACTCAAGATGCATACTTCCTGCTGCTATACCAACTGCTTTATCAAACTGACCAGAAGAATAACCAGCTGCATTAGTCTGCAACATAATAGGACGACCAGTTGCACTATCTAGATATTGCCCAAGATTATGTATCCAATCTACAAAAACTTGGTGAGCTTGAGTTGTATCTAAATCTGCAAATTCTTGAGACTGAGCTATCCACTTTAAGTTATTGTGGTCCATCTCATCTAAGAAATATCCATCTCCATTAAGCCCGCGGAGCAATCTTGATCTAGTATATTTTGTGAAAATTGAATCTCTTGGATTTCCGAAGAATCGTCTTGTGGACCAGATAAATGGATTAAGCCGGTTTGCGGAATCTCTAGCAGTTCCTTTTGTGTGTAGAAATGCCGCTTCATAACTAGAATCGGAATATCCATTGTTAGCATACCAAACTCGCATATCATCTTGCCACTTTCCTGTGATGGAGTTTGGGTCATTGTTTGCTTCATCTAAGGTAGAAATGACAAGATTATAACGGAGCCAAGTCATTCTTGGATTAAGTAATTTCCAGCTATTGCCGTCTCCAGACATTACTAAATCATATAACTTAGCTCCATAAATCTTTGCTGCTTTACCTGCTGCACCATCCCAACAATAACAGAAATCAGTATATGTTCTGCTAATGAAAGAAAAGTGTGGGGAAAGAGAGTCAGGCTCAACAAAAAGGAATGCCGTCTGTGCTGAATCTAATTGAATGTGAATTGAATCAGGTGCGGGCGGTGGAGGTATAACTCCAGGGATTACAAAATCTTCTACCTTCTTGGCAATGGTGCTGATCTTACCACTACGAATGCTCCAAATTCCGACAGAAATAGTTCTGTTATCAACAACATTTGGAGTTGTAATGACAAGATTACCGCTCGCCACAACGGTTGTATCTAATGAAAAGCCGCCCGCAATCGCTACTTTTACTGAATCAACTGGACCATGACCATCATTTGGAATAGTCCAATTAATAGTTATTTTTGTTGAATCTG